CCCCAATTTGTTTTATTGTCTATTCCTTATATAGAAAAATAGGTCAGAGTACAAGACTTAAACATACCCATCTTGAACAAAAAATTGACACATTGAGTGGTGGTAACGTATCAAAAATTGACACATTTTTTAAAAGAAGAAGAAAAATTCTAATATACTCATCAACACTACAAGGTAAAAATTGGACAGCTCTTAATATAACTAAAACCACATTTTTAATACTTGCTCTTATTGTATTTACCGGTACAGGGACTAATTTGACTCAAGGGGAAACCGTTGCAATGTTTGCATATATTAACCAATTCGTTATATCATTAATGTCAATCCCAATGGGGGTTGAGATATTCACACGTATGAGAGATATTATTAATAGGATTAAAGAATAATAATTTATAAAAAAAATGATTATGAAAACAGGAACCATTAGACATAAAGACAATATCGGGGTTTATATTGAATACGAACCAAGAAAAGTTTACGGATATTATAAGAACGAAGAGATCTGTAAAATATATTATAGTGAAATAATATTGAACCCAGACATATTTGCACCTGAGGTTAGTGTTGGAGATAAGGTGTCGTTTATTATTAAAACATATGGAACTGGTGATGGTTCATTTTATGTTGCAGAAATAGTTGATTAATATTAATCGGATAACTATATTTGTATAGGTAAACAAAATTGAAATTATGGAGAAAGAAAATAATAAATGGACAAGAGAGCAAGGAGAATTGGATAAGCAAAGACTCCTCGAAGTATTAAAGGAAATATCCGTCTCAGAAGAGGATTTGGAATGGGTTAGCGATAAATTAGATGGGATAATCGACGATAAAGAAAAAAATGAAACAAAAGGTAATATTAGCGATAATAACTTTAATAATCGTTTACACTTATAGTCGTACCCAATCAAAGTACTATACCACTTTTTAAAAATTAAACCACATAACATGAAATCAATAGTTAATAAATTAAATTATGAAACAGACTCAGACGGCGGTAGATTGGTTCCAAGAGCAAATTATTAAAATAGTTAACGGTACGTGTGAACTATCAGAAATTCAAATTTTTGAACAAGCCAAAGCTTTGGAGAAAGAACAAATAATGGATAGTTTTTTAGAATGTTGGAAAGCGAATATATCTGAGGGGTATGAATGTAAATTGAGTGCTGAAGAGTATTATAATGAAACATTCATTAACCTATAATATATCAAATAATGTATGATAAGTCACTCAAAAGATATATAATCATATTGTTGAATCCAACGAAAAGATAAAAAAATATGCACAAATACACCACAAACAAAGTTATTTACCGTATATTTGTGTAACAATTTTAAACCACATAACATGGAACCAATAGTTAAAAAATTAAATTTTGATTTACCAGAAATGCCAGACTTTAATCTAGACGATATTGTAAACGAATTCATTCAGGAGCAACTAAAAAGGGAAGATGAAATTTTTACATCAGCTTTAAGAAAAATGGCTGAACCACCAATAAAGGGTGAGATTACAAAAGGTAAGGTAAAGTGGAGAGGAATACGGATTGTTCAACATAATGATGGGTTTAAATATACAAAATGGTTAGAGCAGAGAGGTAAACAGATTAGCCCAAAAATTATATTTGACGGTATTATTAATAATAATTTAAAATAAGATGGAACTTAAAATACCTTTATATGATATTAAAATTAAGTTTTACTTTGACTATGATTTAGGTAAACCAATTAAAAAGATAAAGAAAAAACACAATAAGAAAAAACTTCACAAGATTAGTGAAATTGATTTTGTTGGAATTGTTATCGGAGAGTTTATCCCAAATAATAAGTTAATTTATGTTTTAATAGGAAAAAGTAAAAATCGTATTAATGTAGACACATTAACTCACGAAATATATCATTTAACAACCAAAATAATGAAACACAATAACTTCAAATTTAATAAAACAGATGAACCTTTTGCGATATTAAACGGGAAGTTAAATTCAATGATTATGTGTGAATTAATTAAACGAAAGGTAAAATTATATTACCCAATTGAAACTAAAAAGATAAAAATAAAATGATAAAAAAGATAAAAAATGAATGTTCGTCATTACAATTAAATATGAGTGATGAACAAATAAATGAGTTAATAAAAATAAGTAAGGAAGATTTAATTGAATCTAAAGGTACTTTTGATGAAGACACACATTATCAATTATCATTGTCTAATGTAAAATTAACTTGGGTTAGATTTATTAGACAATACTCAAACAACCCACTTAATGAAATAATTGATGCTGATAAGATTATCAATGATGAAACGTTAAACGTTAAAACTTTATTAAAATAATATGAGTGATTTAATTTATTTATTCAATTGTTGGTGGAAAACAGTAAGGAGAGGAAACCCCAATAAACGGTCATTTTTGATTTTTTTAAAAATGTTACGATTAGAAATAGAATGTTTGTTATGTACTGGTAGATTTACATCTGAAATTTAGTGTGATTGATGAAAAAATATTGTGTATAACGTTTTGTGGCTTTGCGTTCGGTTTTTTGCCTTATCCGAATGTTTAATTTTAGCACAATGCTTAAAGGCAAAAACTGACGCAAAACCGCTGTTATAAGTAGTTGCGGATTATTAACGATAAATTTATTTAAAATGGAAATTGAAGAAAAAGATGTAAAAGTAAAAATGAGTGTTTGCCCTGAATGTGGGAACGCTATTAGGGTTGCTGTTGAACATACAATGACAACTAAAAGCAAGAATGAATTTGCAAAAGAAGTAATGAAATACGATTTACAAGTAAAGACAATTTCACTTGATGAATATCGCAGTTCAAATATTCAGTTGTATTGTAAAGAAAGTTGTTCAAGGAAGTGATGGTAGCAATTACTTATAACGTTCCGAGTATTGGAGTAGGATTTTTTACGACTTAAAAGACAAATGATATTATGAAAACAGAACTTGAAATTGCAAACGAAAGAATATTAGAATTAGAGGAGCAAGTAAAAAAACTTACTTCCAATACTGTGTTAGCGGTTCGTTGCCCATTGGTAGAAATTGATACAGGGGCATTACAAATGTGTATTGAAATGTACCAAAAAGGCGAAAGATTAACTGCTATTAAATGGCTAATTGAAGAAGCAAAAAGAACTGATTACACATTTGGAATTAAATGGGCGCACGAATATTTCCAAAGCATAGGGCTTGAAGCGGTGGAGGGGCAATGACCGCTAACTAGTGGCTATACGAACTTTAAATTGTATAAAAAATGAAAGTTATTGAAAAACAGTTAGATAACCATACAACCAAAATTGTAATTATTTCTCATAGATTTAATAACTTTCCTAATCTTGACTCAGAGGGTTGTTTAATACTTAAAAGAATATGAAAAATAAAATGCTTATAGTGGACGATGAGGAGGACATCTTAATATTTTTATCATATCACTTCAATAAAAATGGTTTCGATGTTACAACAGCATTAGATGGAGCCATAGGGTTATCTGAATTTAAAAATAAAAAATTCGATATTGTTATAACAGATATACGTATGCCAAATATGGATGGTATAGAAATGTGTGGTGAGATAAAAAAACAAGACGACACAACACCAATCATATTTTTAACGGCAGTTACGGATGATTATAAAATATTGCATGCAATGAGAACAGGTGCGTCCCAGTTTGTTGATAAACCAATCAAACTAGATGAACTAACAGATATCGTTAACGGTTTAATTAATTAAAATGACAAAAGAGCAAATTTTAAAATACGGAGAAATACAATACCTAAAAGGTAGATTGGATGAACTAGATAAGGCGTTTCCAGAATTGATGGATGTGTATGGTAGTAGAAAACTTGATCAACGAATCGAGAAGTACATCCAAAAACTAAAAAACGTGGACGAGATTTCGTATTACCTATATGAGGTTGAATTAAAAACAACAAGAAAGTCTAAGGAACGAAGTAAAAGAGACATCAAAGAGCTTTTGGAGCAAATCATAATTAATGAGAATATCGCCAATGAGGATATCCTTGAGAGAATTAAAAAACAAATCGATACTTACTAATGGAATTAATCACAACACACCCGGTTAAAAAATCTGACTTGGGATTTCATGGGAATCTCTTTGGGGGAAAACTACTATCAATTTTGGACGGGGCAGGATATGGGTACACGATACAGTTATGTGACACACCAAGAATGGTTACGGTATCGATAGATAAATGTAATTTTGAAAAACCAGCAAGAGAGGGGCAATTATTAAAAGTATATGGGTACCCCACTGAAGTTGGTAACAGTTCAGTTACGATTTATATGGAGGTAAGAGCACATAACGTATACACAGGAAAGCAAGCAGCAATTCTTAAAACACACATAAAATTTGTTCACATAGATGAGGACAACCACCCAATTCCGATTGGTGAAAAAGGTAGAAGAAGAGTTCAAGAACTTATTGATGCGAATTCAAAATAATTTAGTATATTTGTAACATGAAATTAACTATTATATCAGACACACACGGAAAACACAAACACGTACACCACGATTTACCTGGTGGTGATTTGTTGTTGCACGCAGGCGACATAAGTTCTATGGGTTACGAACACGAGATTACTCAGTTTGCGGGTTGGTATGACAAAATTGCAACTTACGATAACAAAGTATTTATTGCGGGTAACCACGATTGGGGTTTCCAAAACAACGTTGAGAAAGTAAAAGGTATCTTAACGGAATACAAAACTATTGACTACATCCAAGATGAGTTAATGACTGTCCAAGACGGTGATGGTCCTGAGATTAAAATTTGGGGATCTCCTTGGCAACCTGAGTTCCACAATTGGGCGTTTAACTTACCTAAAAACGGTGAAGAGTTGAAAGCAAAATGGGATATGATACCTGAAGGGATTGATATCTTGATTACTCACGGACCGGCTTGGGGAATATTGGATGATGTTGAAGGTAACCGCAATGTTCACTTGGGTTGTGAATTACTTGCGGAGCGAATCAAACAAATCAAACCTAAGATCCACATTTGCGGACATATCCATAGTGGGCGCGGACACTACTTTGATGGGCACACCCATTACTTCAATGCGTCTGTATTGAACGAGCGATATCTTTATTCTCATGAGCCATGGAATATTGATTGGAACCCAATAACTAATGAAATTAAATTTTTATAATGAGTTAGAATTTATAGGTAGTACTGTTTAGTCAGTGCTATCTTTAAGTGTTTTAGATTGTAAAGGTGGATCAAGTAAAAACTTATCATTCAACCAATATCTTAATTCATTCTCAACAAAAAATTCAGGTACCGGTTCACTATCTGGTTTTTCACTTGCAATTTCAGAGATGTATCTTGCGAACTTAACTTTATATCTATCGTTTAACATTGTCATTAAACCATCTGATATGAAAAATACTCTCGAGAATGGATCAGTTAATCCAAGTTCACCCTCACTTAAATTAAATGATTTTAAAACCACTTTACCCCACCACGTTTTGTAGTTATCAGTCTCCTCTAATGTGGGTCTTAATATTTTATTAACAGCTCTTATTGATGATGCCACAAACCCCGCAATTGCGAGTTGTGGTAAAAACCATGGCAGTAATCTAATGGTAGCTTTAAATCCACCCTCACCTACATGTTTTAATAATCTTTTATTGGTTGATGACTCAACTAATGCTTTTAACTGACCAAAAGTGATTTCACCTTGAGCGCTACAAAACTTTTCAGAATCACATATGTTTTTTATTGCAACCTCCGAAGGATTAATATCCTCGTTAACTGATTTTTTAAATTTACCTTTAAGTTTACCAAACACACTTTTAAGTGAATAGACGGTTGCTGACAAAGCGGCTCCCGATAATAGTCTTTCCACATTGTCTGAACTAATATTATTATTTTTAATAATATCATCGATAATTTTCATTGTTGGATTTAAAAGTAATGCAAACCCTAAAATGTCTAGTAAAGAGTAGGTAACCCCTATTAAGTTTTTTGCCACAGCATTTAAAACGTCTTTTACGTTCGTTACAAAATTAATAACACTTTTAAGTAATGGCATTAAACCTTTCTCTCTAACCTTTTCTAATAACGTAATTCCTTCACTATCTTTTATAATAAGGGCGAATGATGTTATAATTAAAAGGATGATGTCTTTTTCATTCATTGAAACTCCAGATCCCGAAAGTAATCTTTCGACTGGACCTAAAAATGCCCCGATACCTGTTCCTAACGTGAGTAAAATACCTGAATTAATTTTTAAATCATTCAATGTGTCCTTTAAGGTGCTTTCTATTAGTATCCCTTTATATTGCTCTTCTGTGATAACTATCTTCATTAATAATAAATATCATTATAAATAGTTTGGTTATATTAAATAAATCACATACATTTGTAATTATGGATAAGAAACAAAATTTAGAGAATTTAATATTTGACATTTTTGATAAAGAAATTGATGGTGCTGACGTTTATCATAATAATGGTAGTAATTGGATAATTTTTACGGAGGAAAAACGCTGGATTACTGAGTTTACCGAGACAAAAACGTTATGGTACAACTACCAACACTTTAATGAGTTATTGGTGTATTTTGGTATGGATGCAAGTGAATCCACCAAGTATATTAAAAAGTGGTACGAAGAAAGATTCATATTTAAACCGAAGGTTGAGAATATCATTCAAAATGGGGTGAAGTATACCGGAATAGACAGAACTCATAACCCTGAATTTGTTGAGGATGCCATTCAAAATGGGATGAAAGACACCCGCCTAATTTTTCACCCGCCCAACCAAGAAGTTGAGAATACCATTCAAAATGGGGTGAAACGCACCTTACCTGAATCAATTGCCGACTCATTTGCTATTGAAGATACCATTCAAAATGGAGTGAAATCCACCTTCAAATCTTGGAACAATAATATTGCAAGCGTTGAGAATACCATTCAAAATGGGGTGAAGCATATCTTGGATAAGTTCCATTTTAGGAAGAGAAGGGTGAATCGTACCTGTAAATGTCAGGACGATCAACAATTCCTGGTTGAGAATACCATTCAAAATGGGGTGAAAGACACTATAAATATTATGTAGCAAATATGGAAAAAACACTAACGATATGTCGCGGAATTCCTGGTAGTGGAAAATCGACATTTGCCAAAACATTGGGTGGACAACACTACGAAGCTGATCAATATTTTATTGATGAAAAGGGTAATTACCAATTCGACATTACCAAAATTAAAGATGCCCACAAGTGGTGCCAAGGAATGGTTCAATCTGACATGGTGTTGGAATACCCGAAGATTGTCGTGTCAAACACCTTCACGCTAGAATGGGAGATGAAACCTTATTTTGAACTAGCCGAAAAATACGGATATAGAGTTTACTCTTTAATCGTTGAGAATCGTCATAATGGTAAAAACGTGCATGAAGTTCCAGAAGATAAAATACAAATGATGAAAGATAGGTTCGAAATTATTTTTTAACCAAATACTTTTTCATTCCAATAAATATGACTACATTTGTATTATGAGTTTTAAAAAAATACAAACAACAGGTAGAGTCTGGTTTACTTCAGATACCCATTTTTCGCACAAAAATATTTGTCGTGGGGTAACGGATTGGCGAACCAAAGATGGTGAAGTGCCGATCGATGCAACTAGAGATTTTTTGACGGTTGAAAAAATGAATGCAAGATTGGTCGATAACATTAACCATTTTGTTAATCAAAACGATACTCTAATTATGTTGGGTGACGTTTCGTTCGGGGGGTTTGAAAACATTGAGATATTTTTGGATAGACTAACATGTAAAAATATTCACCTAATACTGGGAAATCACGATACGCACATTGAAAACAATAGAGAGAATATACGAAGTAAATTTTTGAGTGTGTCTCACTATTTGGAGGTAAACCTAAACGACCGTAAATTTGTTTTGTGTCACTACCCACTCCAAAGTTGGCACGGTATGTCCAAAGGGGTTATCCACCTGCATGGCCACGTGCATCTTCCTGAGGACCGTAAATTTGGTAATGGTAAAAAAATGGATGTCGGTGTAGATGGAAACGGGTTGGATCCGTATAGTATTGATGAGATAATTAAAATTATGTCTAAACGTTCGATCGGTTCCGAGATATCAGATGATCACCATTTGGATGGTATGGTTGGGGTTGTGGGATAAATCGCAACTCCAATATATTTATAGGTATGAAAATTATTATAACAGAATCACAATTCAAACTGATCAACGAAGCAATTTCTGACGATTCAGATTTTATAGATTACATTAAAGATGTAGAAGGAAAGGTTATCGATAAAACGACTGGGTTACACAAAGCATATACTGATAAAGTTGGGGTAGTAACGATTGGGTACGGACATTCAAAAAAGAGGGACTCAAAGGTTAAACTTGGTATGAAAATACCCGAAACGCAGGCGATTAAACTTTTAAAAAATGATTTAAAATATGATGAATCTGTTGTTAGAGATTATGTTACTAAAAATTTCCCAAAATATACGTTAGATGATGAACAAGTTAAAATGTTAATCGATTATAATTATAATGTTGGGTTAAGTAAGTTCCCTAATTTTGTAAAGGCTGTCGTTACCAAAGATTGGGAGACGGCAAAAAAAGAATACAAAAGATATGCGGGAGGAACAGAATTAACAGATAGAAATCAAAAATTTTATAATTTATTTTTAGCTAACAAACGAGGGAAAAAAACACAACCGAGCAGTGAGGAATCAAAATATTCAAGAATAGGTAAACCTCTATATCCGAGAAATACGTCAGATCATGATTATGCTAACGTTAGAACTGAACCAACTATTAATAATGGGTGGGTTGATAATATCATTGATACGATTAAGTGGCCAAACCCTGTTGGTGTGGTGGTACGTGAATGGATGGATGGTCAACACAATACTTGGTTTTATGTTGAATTACCTAAAGGTACTAGTTACTTCAATACTCATGGGTGGGTTAGATTTGATGTGGTTACTGGTAATAAAAATGAAAAGTTCCTTTAAAAATTAGACATGGCAAAAATTATTATAACTGAAAAACAAATGGACTTAATGGTTACACAACTATTAAGTGAAGCGGTGGGTGTACCTAAAAACATTATAGAATCAGCAAGTGAACTGTATGAGATTGTTTTGAGTCAAATAAAAAACTTGGATAGACATGACACCAAACAAGAGTTTTACGAAGAAGATTTAAATTTATCGATATCTGATTATATAATTGACGAGTTAGATTTAACGGTAACTATCGACGAAATAGATGGGTATGATGGGCCAGTTGTTATGGCTTCAGCTGGAGTTTCAAATGACTTTACATTTGATAGAAACGTATTAATGAAGGTAAACTATAAAGATAATTCTATTGACTTATATTTAAATTTCATATCACCAGAAAGTGGATGGGAACCTCAAGAGGTTTATCAGTTATTTATTGAGGATAGAGTTAATTTAATATCTATCCTTGCTCATGAAATGAAACATAAGTTTGATAAACAAAAAAAGCTTGCAGATTTAATAGGTAGTGATGCTGATTACCAAACGTACTCAAGTTCAGGATTGGAGTTTGGAATTCCGATAATCAATGAGTTTATGAGGTATAGTTATTTTATACAAGGGGTTGAGAATCTTGTTCGACCAACTGAAATGGCAACGAGAATGAAATTAAATGGTATCACAAGGGATAAGTTTAGAGACTTTTTTGAAAACGATAAGGTAATTGTCGAATTAAAACAGATTAGAAATTTTAGTTATGATTATTTGGTTGAAAAACTAAAAGAACAAATGGGTAGCGTTGAAGGTTTATTATCTCATGCGAATGTCCCATATGAAACTATGAGTGAGGATGAAAAAATAGAGGTGGTTATGGACATTGTCTATTTTAATTTACTATCAGCTAAAAAAGATAATTTTGATCGTATGACATCAGACGGTGATGAAATGAGGAGGGCTTTAATGAGAAGTTTAGGTATGGGTAATAACGATGAAGACGAGGGGTTGGAAGAAGTAAGAAACAAGTTTTTAAATCATATAAGTAAATACCAAAATAACGTTCACAAGTTTTTTGTTGATGAATGTGAACGGTTTAATTATGAAACAACCAAGTTAATTAAAAAGATTTCTAAAATTTATTCATTAATACCTGGCGATGATGAACAAACAAACGAATCGATAATTAATTGGGAACTACACCAAAAATTAATGGAAAAAAGATACGGTAAACGAAAAATCGAAACCGACTTTAAATTCAAAAAATAATAGTTAATTACTAATATGTTAACCTTTTGGTTACTAATATCGTTAGTGTGGTTAATATATTAGCCCATTATAATAGTTTCGGTTATTGTTAAAATCATCTTAAGTAAATAAAGATACTGTTAAATCAGTTACAGTTACATTAGAAGTGTTTGTGGCGCAGTTGACATAAAGCTCAAAAACATCATTATATTGTGCACTAACTATACCTGTTAAATTAACCGCAGTTGGTTGGTTAGTCCCTTGAGTATTTGTCGTTAAAGTTATAGGTATTGACGAATTATTTTTTCTTAATTGGAAATTTAATGTTAACCCACCCCCAGCGGTTTGAACAGATAAACTTACGTTATACTTAAGATAAGTAACTGTTGAACCTGTAGCTCCTGAGTAATCATGTACTAATCGGTTAGAAGATGAACCTGTTGTAAAAAACTTTAAATAGTTAGATATTGTTGATGTTATGCCTGAAACTTTATAAAAAGAAGCATTTGAAGTACAAACAGTTGCAATTGCGTTATTTTCCATATAATAGTAACCCTTAGAATTTGGCTCACCAGTTGATATATCACTTAATAGCGCAACTGTACCGCTTTGGTTTTGAAAAGAAACCGTATTAGTTACTCCTGTCACCTGAGATGTGTCAAATAAAACGGTTCCAGTGTTACTACTATTTGAATTTTTTAAAGTTAAATTACCAACTTGATTTGTTGTTCCACTTAGATTAGTTGTTCCGCTAACAGTTAAGTTTCCATTGATATTTGTTGTAGTTGCGGTTAGTGATTTAATATTTGTACTACCTGTAACAGTTAAGTTTCCATTAATATTTGTTGTCGTAGCAGTTAAAGACTGAAGACTGGTGTTACCTGTAACAGTTAAGTTTCCATTAACTGTCAATCCTGTCATTGTATTGATGGTTGAGTTAAATGTACTACCAGAATTGTCTTTAATAGAAAAAGTATTATTTGAATATGTAAATCCCGTCGTATACCAATCAGTTAACCCAGTAATTGAAATATTATTACCATCATTTCTTGATAACGTTATTGTATCGGTATTTGTGTTAAATGTACCTCCGGTTACGTAATAATCAGTGATACCTGTTATTGCTACGGTGTTACCATCATTTTTTGTTAATGTAATGGTATCTGTTGAATTATTAAATGTTCCTCCAGTTACTCTTATATCTAAAGGTAAATTTTGATAGGTTGTTGCCGATATTGTATTAACATTGATGGAATCTAAACTGGTTGTTCCTGTTACAGTTAAATTTCCATTTATGGTTAAACCTGTTAATGAATTTATCGACGCACTAAAGGTACTGCCTGAGTTATCGTATAAGGTAAATGTGTTTTCATTATATGTGAATCCGGTAATGAACGTGTTGGTGTTAGCAGAAACCGCAGTTAAAATGTAATTTTTTAAATCAGTTATTTTAGTATTTTTAGTGGTACCTTCTGGTACGTCGTAATTAACTAAAACAAGTAAATCGTTTAGTGTGTACCCCGAACTACCAACGTAGTCTAATTCCGAAATTAATTTATCATCCATTTTTTTAACTATTTAAACCATTAAATCCGCCAAGTTCAACAGAGTTACATTGATTGACGTTATTATTTTCACCATCCGTCCATTTAGGTTTTGGTGTGTTATATGTTACCATTTCCCCCTCATAGGTGATTTCACCCGTTATTTCCGATATGGTTTGTCCTGTCACTAAAAACCCAGTGACTTCCGTATGGTAATATTGGTATTTACAATCAACATCGTTACCCGTCCTTTTATATATTAATCTAAATAACCCATTTTGAGTTACAATTTTTTTTAAATTTTGAGTTAATATTTTAAATGTTGACATTTACGTGGAATTGATATAATAAATAGTCATATAAATTGGTTTATTCTAATTAGTTTTATATATTTGTTTTATGAAAAAACCTTGCAAAGAGTGTCCACATGTGATACGTAATCATAACAACGATACTATTGTTGATTTTGCTGAGAGAACCGGTAAGAAACACAATTGTCATATGACTGAAGGAAAAAAAGATTTGTGGAATGTAACTAATAAAAAATTGGAGTGTTATGGAAGTAAAAACTAAATTTGGAACATATATCATGGAAAAAGAAACGAGTACAAAGAAAACTGGTGATAAGATAACGGTATTCGTTGAAAGATTGAAAAAAATTGGAATTGAAGTAAACCTTGCTGGTAACTACCCATGGGTTTATATTAATGATATCTGTGGTAAAAGAGTTACTGAAATATTCGAGGGGAATCATGGGTTTACTTTAATCTTTCTTCCAGTAAGAAATGATAGCCCACCATCTGAATTTACAGATATTGGAGAAATATTCAAACTAATACGAAAGTACGCTGAACAAAAAAATGGATAACATGGAAAAAAATAATATTGATATTTCTAACCTTACAATTGATGAGTTAGTATCATTAAGAGAAGACATAAATAATCGGATTCGCGACTACGAGGATGGGTTTATCTATATCTGTAATGTCCGTTCGTATGGTAGAAATTGGAAGGAACATCCTAAAAATGCTGCCAATCTACAGGAACTTTGTTATCAATATTATGGAGAAGACGGTATTGTTGATATATTTACAACAAATCCTAATTTAGAAATCGACAATTACGGAGGAACGTATTTTATAGAATCGGAAGAAGATTATACTAAATGGAAAACGTACACCAATGATGGTAGTTACATTAAAGGTGTTGAAGTCGATTGGGAAAGGTTGGATGAGTGGATTTCTTCAAAAGGTGGTGCGGTTAGGGATTGGCATGGAGGATATCGTCCATCTGAACCTATCACATCAAAAGAGGAACTCCAATTGATGAAAGAAGAACATTCAAATAGGGTTATTGATTTCATCGAACCAAAATCGTTTAATAATTATTCGAATGATGACGATGATGTTGAGTAATTGAAAAACATTTAGTATATTTGTAACATGAAACATTTATCAGTTAGTATAAATTTAAAACTTGGAAATCATGGAAAATCAAAATAGTGTTGCATATGTAGGAAAAATAGGTTCGGTGGTTGAAATACCGGGAGCTGACAACATAGAATTGGTGACTGTCGGTGGGTGGAATGCCATAACCAAAAAGGGTGAATACCAGATTGGCGATAAAATGGTTGTTGCTACTACAGATGCGGTAATACCACAAGCGTTATCCGACACGATGGAAGTTACTAACTACCTTCGTAAAGGGCAAAGAGTTCGTACTGTAAAACTTCGTGGGGTTTACTCTGAGTGCTTGTTAATCCCCTTCAAATTTTTGTCACCAAAATCTTTGGAAAGTAATGTTAATGATGGTGACGACATGATGGGGATATTGGGTATTGTCAAATACGAACCACCGGTTAAAACCATTCAGTTGAGTGTTGGGGGACGTAAAGTAAAATACCACCAAAATCCCAACTTCAAGGTGTATCACAAATTCCCTAATCAAAAAAACGTACCAGATATGTTTACCGAAGAGGATGAGGTTGTAATCACTCGTAAACTACACGGAACTAATGCTCGTTATGGTGTTGTTAGAAAGAAAAGACTTTCTTTATTGGATCGTGTTAAAATCTTTTTTGGTAATCCGTGGGCGGGATTCGAGTTCGTTTATGGTTCCCATAATGTTGAGAAGGGATCAGACTCACAAGGATTCTACGATACTGACGTGTGGAAAACAATTGCTGAAAACTACAGAATACGAGGTAATTTATGGAAACACGTAAAGGACACATACGAACCATACGACTTATCTGAAGGTGTTATTATATATGGTGAAATCTACGGTGCAGGTATACAAAAAAACTACGAGTATGGTTTAACTCATATGGAATTTGCGGGGTTTGACGTTGAAGTCGATGGATTATACCAATCCGACATTAATGAAATGGTACACTTCAATTGCTTAGATTTACCACAGGTTGAAGTATTATATCGTGGTAATTGGTCAAATGATGAACAAAATAAATACGTGTTCAACAACAACATAGAGGGAACTAAAGTACCACACGAAGGTATAGTTGTGAAATCGGTGACTGGTGATCGTAGAAAGGTATCGAAAGTTATTAATCCTGACTACTTAATTTATGGTGAAAAACATAATGTTGGTGATTCACATTGATAGATTCACTTTTATTAGTTAACTTTATAAAAAAATGAAATATGGGATGGATTAGCGTTAATGTTGACTTGGATGATGTTTGGAGTGGAATGGATAGAAGTGACAAAAGAAATATGGCGGAATGGTTGTATGATGATGGAAGTTTAGGTTCACACCCAAATCCCGAAATACGAAGACTAGTGAGGGGTGACGAGGAATCGAACGGGGAAAAAGAGTTAAGGGATAATCTATCGAAGTTATGGAATGGACATTATCAATTAACAAACGAAGAGGAGAATTTAATAAAACAAATAGCAAATAGATTATGATGTCAAGAGAAATTATTTATGGCGTGTGTGATAAAACTGGAAATTGTGATTCATATTTTGGGTTCTTTAAACATGAGGATGATGCAAAAAAAGAAGTCAAAATCCAAGCCGATAGAATGAAAGAGGACTTAGGTATTATGGATATTGTCGTAAAAGACGGTAGGGCTGTCACTATGGAAACTGATAAAGTTGAAAAAATATTAATTATAATACACGGTTATGTTATTAGATGACGAAAAAAAACCTTTAGGGTTAAAGGTGATTGATTTTATCACCACAAATATAATTTGGTACTTATTATTCTCTTTAATATATTGGGATTTTAACGTAACTAATTGGTGGTTAGTTCAGAGTGCATGGGGTAGATTTATTCTGATTATTATGGAATATGGTATAATGAGAACCTCCTTTAATGAAAAA